TCGTTGTCATCAGCCATTGAGGTTCGTTAGCTCCTTGCCGTTGCCCTCGGCGACTTCGATCGCCGCCAGTTTGTCAGCCAGTTCGATGCTCACGGACTTGACGTGCTCGACGGCTGCTTTGATTTTCACGTTGTCGATGGCGGCTTTCGCCTGCGCCTGTTTGAGTTCGGTGTTCGCCTGGACCTCGGCCACTTTGGCCTGGGCCTCTGCGAGCGCGGCCTGTGCCATCTGCTGCTCAAACTGAGCCTTCTGCTGCGCGGCCTGTTGCGCGGCGGCCATCTGCTGCTTCTGCTCGTCGGACATGTCTTCGGGGTCCACGAGGCCGGGCGGCAATGTCTTCGCGATGCGTGCGGCGAGCTTGTCGGAGCCCGGCCAGTCCATCTCCTTGATGTACAGGTCGAGCGCAGCCGCCATTGCTTCCGGCGCCGCGTTGAACACGGCCGTCATGTTCTCCTGCGCCTCCAGGCGCTTGGTCACATAGCTGGGGCCGGTCGTCGCGCTGACGGAATACTTGCCGAGCGTGATGTCGACGCTGTCGGGGTTGCCTATGTCGTTGATCGCTTGGAGCGCGGCCTTGTCGTCGGTGCCGAGGATGCGGACGATGCGCGGCGTGTCGTAACAAACCGGGATAAGCTGGTCGATGACGCGCCCGGCTTCTTCCTTCGCGAGCGTGAGGTTGTCCTGATACACCACGCTGCCAAGCTCGCCGACGCGCTGGCGCGCGACGATCGCCTTGCCGCTTACCTCGTTGGACTGCTGCCCCAGAGATGCTTCGTGCAGGTTGGAAATGTCGTGCAGCACTTGGATGGAAACCGCAGTCTCCTCCGCAAGCGCCTGCTCAAACTGGATCGGGTCTAGGCGCTGAGGCGCTTCGGCCGCGTCGTCGTTGAAAATCATGAGCGGGTCATCGGACTGCGCCGACGCGCGCCACTCTTTTTCGCGGCCCTGAACAGCGCCGGCGCGCGCCATCCACGTCGCCTTCGGCGACTGCATGAGCTTTTCAGCCTTCACACTTCGCACGTAGTTCAGATAGCGGATTGGGTCTTTGAGCCAGCGGACGAGGCCCCAGCGATGCACGACGTCTCCGACGTTCACCTCCCAGCCGGGCACGCGGAACACGGGCACGCGGTCGATCGGCAGCTCGTAAGGCCCCTCCAGCAAGTCCATGCCGCTGACGAGGTACATTTCGCAGTATTTGCGGTCAGCCTCGCGCATAACCGGCGTGCCGTCAGGGCGCACGACGATCTGGGCGGGGTCATACGGTTTGTCGGTGACGTCCTGCACAGAGCCGTCTTTGAACAGCGCGAGCGTGCGTTTGCGCGAACGCATCCGCCAGAACGCGGCGACACGCACCGTGTCCTCCGTCACCCAGCCGCCTGCCGTCAGATCGGCGTCGGTCATCAGTTCCGCGGGCGTGGCGTTCGGGTAGGTCTTCTTGAACACCGCGTGCGGGATCAGATCGCCGACAGTGACGTGCCCTGCGTCCTTGCCTGTCGGGTGCTGGCGCATACGGTCCCACACCACGGAGAATGGGTTGGGCAGTGCGTCAATGATGATGTCCTGCTCGAAAACGTCGTCGCAGGCATAGTCGAGGCGCACCTGGAAATTGCCGAGGCCGCCAATGACGGCGTTCTCAAGCGTCTTGTCGTAGGCGACCTTGGCCGTCGAGTTCTTCTGGATGTTGCGCTGAAGCCCTTCGCGCACGGTGGCGATGGCCTTGGTGCCGCCGTTGTCCGGCACGATCTTGATGTCCGTCTCGTTCAGGCGGCTGTTGCCTAGCACCTGCCCGATAAGCGCGGGCAAGCGGTTCTCCGTCAGGACGGGCTTCTTCTTCGCCAAGCGGCGGGATTTAACGCCGCTGTCCCACTGGTCGCCCGCAAGGAACTGGCTGTCTTCGATCGCGGCTGCGCGGTTGTCGCGGTCAGCCTCCTCGTCGAGAAGCACCGTCTTGCGGATGTGCTCAAGGAACGCCTCGGCCGTCTCGAAGTCGTCCGGCGGAACCGGCTTCTTCTTGACTTCCTTGGGTTCTTCAGTGGTGGCGAGTTTGGTGGTCATGCCGCTACGCCATTACGTAGCGCAGCAGGTGCAGCACCGTCGGGGAGAGAACCACAAACCCGCATAAAAGTCCCATCCACCCATGTTCGCCCCCGCCATATTCCTGTACTTCATATTGCTGCGTGGTGTCAACGTCACCATAAGGTGTCGCTACGTTGCGCGCCTCCGTGTAGGTCAGGATATGCTCTGCCTGGGCAAAGGTCAGCGCGATGGCGTCGGCCAAGTCCGGCGAGCGCACCTGCCGGGCCTTCATGTCCAGTTTGCTCTCCAGCAGGAAGTCGCCGTTGGGCTTGGGCTTCTTTCGCACCGAGCTTAGGTCGCTGGGCAGGTCGTCCATGGTCGGAATGGACGCGCCCACCGGGTCCATGAGCCAGTCGCGCATCCGCATCCACATCTCAGCGCGGCGGTTCGCCGGGCCGGGCTTCTTCGGGTTCGCTACCTTGGCTTCCGCGGTGCCGCCGAAGTTCACCGCGCGTATTTTCTCTTGGAACTTGGGGCCGAGCGCCTTCAGCCGGCTGATAATGGCGCTGCCGTTGCCGCCGCCGCCGTTGTCAATGTTCACGCGCGCCGGGTCTAACTCGTCGATGAGGCCGCGCACCCACGCAGCGCCCTCCTCGGCGTCGATATGCGTGCGATATTTGACCCACAAGACGGCGTAGCCGCGACGTGCGCAGATAGCGAAGCGGTCGCCGCCGCTGCCCGCGGGGTCGACGCCGAGCACCAGCGGGCCGTGGGCCTCCGGCTTGCACTTCTGCGCCCGCAGAACGTACTCGGCCTCGATGTACGGGCCTTCACCCTGCGAAACGAACGCCTCTTGCGCGGTGGCTGGGTATTCCTGCTTGAACAGGTGCTCGCCAATCTCCTCGATCTTCGCGCGGCGCCAAGCAAGCTGCGCCGTGGTGAGCCCGAACAGCTCCACGAGCGTCGCTTCGCTCATGCCGCCCTCTGGGGCCTCTGTCGAAATCTCGAAATAGGGGCCGGGCTCGCGTGAGTACTCGGACGACGTGAACCAAGGGATGAACACCGCGATATAGTCGCCGTCGCCCGCCTCGGCCTTCTGCCACCGCTTGAAGAACTCCCCGCCGATGCCGTTGGCGGTGCTCTCCAGCACAATTTCGGTATTTGGCATCAACGGAACGGCCTGCACCGACGATGCGAAGTGATCCGCAGCGTTGGTCCAGAACGCAACTTCCGAGCCGTGGAACAAAGACACCGAGCGGCCACGCCCACCGGCCTTCTGACCAGCCGTGGCTACTTGGTACGAACTGTCGAGCTTCTTGAACTCAAGCTCTTTTACGTTCGCCGAACCAACAACCGGCGCGAACGGGTTGTGCCGCTGATAGCGGTCCACGATCGTGAACAGCGCGTCGGACGACGCCTGCTCATGTGACAAAATGTACGTATTTACGTTGGTGTGGAGAGAGGTGCGGTGGTAGAAGCGGGCCGCGATGTAGGTGGATGCGCCCTGCTGCCTGGCTTTCAGGATAAGTGCGCGGACAAAGCCTTTTTCGCGCTTCTGCTGCTCAAGGCGCTCGTGAATTATGGTCTGTGCTTCGTTGAGCACAAACGGGACGGTTTGCTCGCCCTTGGTTCGGATTTGCAGGCATGACTTCGCGAAATGCGGGAAGTCAGAACGGAAGCGGGCAAGCTGCTGTAGAGCTTCAACACTCACGCAGATAGGCCGCCAGCCTGTCGAAAATCTCCGGCGAAGTGCAGTCCTGCTTGATGACGTTCGCCATGAGAGAAATCACACGAACATTGCCCTTAACGTAGCCGAGGGCCGGGTTCACACGATCCAGTGAAGGGCCTGACCTGTCGCGGTTGCTGCACCCGTAGGCGAGGGGCTGCAAGGTGATCGGGCAGTGGGTAGGCACGACGACGTCGGCCACAGTTATGTCGAAAGGTATGCCTCGCTTCTTAGCGCGAGACTTTGCCATTGTAAGCGTAATGCGCAGCCACGTGGCTGGCGACTTGCGCTGCTCAGCGTTCCAAGCCTTCGCGTGCGCGCGGTGCGCTGCCAACGCTTCGGGGTTAGCTTTCCTAATAAGCCAAGCCTCGCGGCGCTTTGCCTGAAGCGCCGCGAGCTTAGTAGGATCTTCCTTGAGCCTTAGGTA